GATTGATTATCTGCGTACCCTTGTCAGAAGTAATGAATAACTCATACTGTTTACCCGATGATTCCTGGATGACAACATCAGTTGCAAGTTCGTTGAATGCAACCGTATGCCCGCCGATTTCAACTTCCCCGGAAACGGTTATGCGGTCATTGTCATATCCGGAAATGGGCACGAGATTCTTCATCACCCGAAGTCCCGTCATGGGATAGGACTGCGAGTCCACACTGACATTGTATCCGGTTACGCGCTTGAAAGTACCGGCAAACTGTTCCGTAGTACACAGCCCGTCCTCCCCGAATGCAAGTTCGGTTCCGTTATACTTGAATACAAGTTTGGAAGGAATGAGGATGCGCCCGCTGCTCACATCCCGCAATACGACGATGACAATAGGGCGTTTGTCCTCCGCCAACGCTTCAAAGTCCGGCGTATACTTGTCACTGCCCTTTGTCCATGCCTGGATAAGCGGACCGTTGTCCACGCGTACATACCCGTTGACGGTCGTTCCGTTGCTCACCGCCACGATAGCCAGTGAAGCGGTCACTTGATTCTGATTCATCGTCTGCCTCCTTTCCTTTTTCCGTCAGTCTTTGCCCCGGCCGGCTGTTCCGGACCGGTCACGCTGCCATCACCCTCTTCCGACGCCCCGCTGTCGCTGTCCGGATTCGGCTCCTGGCTGAAACCGGGGTCTATTTCCTCTTCCTCTCCGGGTGTCACACTGAAACCGGGGTCAATGTCCTCCGTACCCTGCATCGCTTCCTGCTGTTTCTCTATCAGTTCCTTCAACTCACGCGCAGAACCGATGATGTCGATGTCAAGAAGAGTACCCACATTCCGCATCTCACTGATAGGAATGTACACCCTGCCATCCGGAAGGGTATTCATTATCCCAAAGAATTTGCCTTCGAGCTTTGCCTTTTCTACAATTACGTACATATTGATTAAAGTTTAAAGTTATTACTATTCATATACCGGACCTGCAGCAATGAATACCGTCTGTCCGTCAATCTGTGAGGAGATAACGGCGCCTTCCTCATCGCCCATCAGGAACTCACCCGTGAGAAGCCCCACTTCCGCCCACACCTGGAAGATATGTCCTGCCGGGAAACCCTTGTCCGCCGGAATGAATTCCAATGTCCGCCCGCCGGTTGCCAGCACCTTCTCCGGCTCGCCCGGCTTCGCACTCTGGCCTTTCCATGTGATGAGGAAAAGGTCATCGTACTCTGTACCGTATTCGCGGCGGTTGTCGAAGATGCGTACCTCATAGGCGCTCGGCTGCTTCATATCATCGGAAAGGGTAAAACCCTTTGTCTGGATAATTTCGCAATTGAGGGAAACGGCCATCTCCGTCTTTACCTCAATTACCTTTTCCAGCCGCCCGTCCGTAGGGGCCTGCGGTCTGCTGCCCGCATATTCACAGGCGCGGCAACGGAAGCTTGCACCAGTGACATACTTCGCCTGATACATCAGCTTGCGGGTGTACACTCCGGTCCCGTCATGGCAGACGATGCCGGGGTCGTCCGGCGTAACCGGGCGGTATGCTCCGTTTTCAAGAATGTCCCAGAAGTATGCGGCGTGTTCATCATCCACGGGCTCGGTCCCTGTATAGAGCTGCGGTTCTATCTCCCTGTTCCAATAGCCGGAACGGTCGGCCAGGCGAAGCGGGTCGGTCACCATCACGGAATCACCCTTCAGGCGCAATGAATACGCCTTGTTGTCATAAAGGTGCGCATAGGACTTCACGCTCCGTTCACAGCGGACCTCGCGGTTCGTGCGCGGGTCCGTGAATATCGCGATGCCGAAATACTCCACCGGCTTCTCCGGCGGCGTGTTCTTCCGGATGGTAAGCGCATATTTGGGCACACCGCCGCTGCCGTCGGAAATGCTGTAATACTCACCCTCGACGATGCGGTTGGCCGACTTGTCACGCGGTGCGCCCTCGAACCACTCCACCCCCGTGAGTTCCATTTCACCGAATACCGTCTTCTCGTCGAACGCCGATACCTTCGGCACAATGACCAGCGGTGTCAGGGTCCTGTCGGGGCTGTATTCCCGCAACTGCTTGTCATACGTCTGCACGGGACTGCCCGACAGTACAATTATCTCTCCCTGGATGGAAAGGGGACTCACATAAATACGCCCCTGCTGTTTGTTACTCTTTATTCCCATAGTTATAATATGTCAAAACCAAATCTCTGTTCTATCTGCTGAATTTCCCCTTCAACCGGAATGAATACCCGGCAAATAAAGGCAACGGACCTGCTTACAAAGCCGAAGTCTGAACCGACCCCGTGCTGGTTCCCGTTGTCGATATGGATAGCAAGCCTGTTGCCATCCACGTACTCAGGCGTCCAGAGGTTGTCCGCCGGTACATTGCCACTGTCACGGAACCACTCCACTTCGGTGGCACCGTCCGCCATCACATCATCCGTTATATCCGTAGTTCCGAAATATATACGCCCGGAAATTACCTCATCCACACCTCCTATGACGAATGCCTCCCCACCTGAAATGGAGAGCTGGAGCGAATACCTGCTGTCGCCCTCAAGGAGTCCCCATGAAGGGGAATTCCATTTCGGTTCGTCGGTTGTCTTATCTGACAGACAGCCCCACTTGCAGCCAAGATGATAGACCGTATGCTGTTCCAGCAGGGTATATTCGCTACCGGAAGGCTTCGACAGCTCGTACTGAACAAACCGGTAAGGAGCACCGCTCTGGGCCGTTTCCAGAGACCAGATACCCCGGTCTACCTTGTTGGGAACGACATCACCGTTATAATCGAACTGATAGAATTTCTCGGCAATGACCGTCTGTGCAACGATGCCAACATCTTCGGTTGTCACCGGCAGTTTTTCGAGTGCCTTGATGTTAGGGAGTTTTCCGATAGTCAGCGCATAGTTGTAGTCCTCCAGTATTGGCTTATACACGTTGGACAAAAACATGATGCGCCCCTCACGCGAAGAAATCATCCACGACTGCGCCCGTTCGTTAAAGCCGCCTGCTTCAGGAAGCGTACTGTTACCCCTGCGGGTTACGTTGTAGCCGGCCAACGGCGGATAGTTCGTGCCTCCAGGCACTTCGCTGTCCGGATAGAGCACGACCGTTATGCTGTTCTCCTGCGCATTGGTGGCAAGAATACGCATCCAACTGGTGTAATACTCGGAACCGCCCGTTAGTAATGTATTAATGATGGAAAAGCAGACATCATTCTCCTGGAACTTCATGAAGTCGAAGTCCGTGCGTTTCTCGATGCTCAGACGGTAGGTGTTTTCTCCCAAATCCTCCACGGATTCTATCTTACCAATCTCGGTGAAGGAGTAGTCAGACTCCATTCCTTGAATCTGGTTTATTATCAAGTCAAGCACTGACAATGAACCGCGCACTTCCAACCGTTCTACCTGTGCCCGGCCATCAGGGAATATCCCTGCACCCTTGCCGGCAATCAAGCTGTCAACAAACTCGCCGAACCAAGCACCACCAAACAGCTTCAAAAGATATTCCGTTGCATCCGGCCGGTCCTTACGCAAAAAGTTCTTCAGTTCTTCGACAATCGCATTAATCCAGTCCTCCAGTTCCGCATCTTTATCTGCAAGTTCAAAGAAATTAGCGGCCACTCTGGAGAAATTCCGCTCCAATTTCAGGCGAACATCCCGCCCGGTATCATTGGCGCCATTCCATGGAACTATATTTTCATATTTATTATCCATACTTATTTCAATTCCAGTTCATGACCGTTAAATTCAAGAAGAAGAGGTTGCCAACATATACCGTACTCCAATGTATCCATATCAATGAAGTTTAGCATATAATCAGCAAAACGATTATGTTCTTTCCGGCTTTGCTTGCGAAGTTGGGCATGTTCCACCCTCACAACACCATTACTCTTCCTGCGCTCATAGCTGTAACTCATGAACGAAAAGGAAAAGCACTCACCACGTTTAGTACATGCCCTCATTTCATTTATAGCCTCGTAAACATTCATGCTGCAAATGTATCAAGTTAGCATCCGTAGAAAAAGGACATCATTACCGGCGCACATTGCCCTCTAACATTTCCACTCTCTTGATACCATCCCGCACTTTTCGTGGATCCACCACCAATTCCTTATCAAGAATAGCCTTCAGCAGTTCATTATTCTTCTGTAACAGCACAACTATTTGCAAACGTTGCTCAGGCGTCAATTCTGAAGCTGGACCGGAAAATGACTGTGAAGGCACTCCTGCTTCTTCAGCACTATAGCCACCGCTGTACTTTCCACTTCTGGTACGAACCTGTTCCAATATCTGTGTAGTATTCAACATACGGATTGTACCATTCTTCTGTGCCATATCAAATACATCCAGGAACTGACGGACATGCGGATTAGCAACTCCTTCATGATTTGTCACAAACTCATTCTTGTGTACAGGTATCACACCTGCCACATCATCCGGATTTCCGCTGCGGGTATAACCTTCCACATATTCATCGGAATAACCGCCCGATTTCAAACCTTTCGCTTCATCACGCTGCTGCTTTGCCACCGCAATCTGCGCAGCACCACTGGCTACCGCTGCCGCAGCCGCAGCAGCCCCCAATGCAGGACCGACGAAAGGTATTCCTGCCATGGCCTTATATGCTTCCATGGCCGTAACGGCAGTAGTGGCCGTAACCTGTAATACCGCAGCCGCAAATTGCTTATCCGCATATTTCTTTTTCACCTGGTTGATTGCTTCTTCCTTTTCTTCTTCCAATTTGGTAGTATCCTTACCAGCTTTCTTGGCAGCCTTGATTTGCTTGTCATATTTACGGCTAATCTTACTAATCTCCGCATCTTGGAGAGCACTGATAAGCTGCCCCGTAGCCGAAGCAACTTTCGCTATTGTCTCAAATGCCTTTTTGGCATTTTCCCCTCTTCCTTGCTCTCCATCCTCTGCAATACGAGACTTTTCCTCCTGATATTCTTCATAGGATATCAAGTCCGCATCATACATAGCTTTTAAAAGCCTAATCTTCTCCTTAAAAGAAGAAGCATTATCTATATCCTGAAAACCGTCCTTACGCTGCTCATCTTTATCAGCCTGTTTATCCTCATAATCCATATCCTGCAATTTAGCATCAATAGCAGAAACATCCTCCCCATATGCAGCTAACATGTCTCTCCGGTCATTCAGATATTGACGTTCCAACTCTTTCAGCTTCTCCAGATAATCCGCTTCCCGTTTAATATCCCCTGATATATAGGCTTGTTTCAATGCTGCCCGTTGCGCCTGGAACTCTTCATCAATAACGGCCAAATTATCACTCTGCGAATTTTTTTCGGCATCCTTAGCGGCTTGCGTCAACCTATCAGCCTCGGCAATCATCTTATCATAAATCTGCCCTTGAATATCCGAAGCATCTTTACCGTATGATTCCAACAATGCCTTGCGTTTCAGTAAATAGGAAACTTCAATTTTATACAGTTCCTGCTGGTGCTTTTCTTTCGTTATTTTCTCATCCAGCAGTTTCTGTTTTAACAGGTTCCGCTCTTCCTGCATAGCCTCTTTCAGTTTTTCCATACGGGCTTTCAACTCTTTTTTCAGGGTTTCTTCATCCGCTTCTCTCCCATGCCCATTCCCTGTACTGCCCGGAGTAATAACGACTTCATCCAAAACATTTGCCTTATTCTTGGCAGAGGGCTTGTTTATGAACGGATTCATTTCCGCCTTCACCGCAGTGATACGCTTAGCCGCCTTTTCAACGACTTCAACATAATCCTGAATCTCACCCTGTATCTTTGGGATATCGCTTCTATCCGAATAATATTTCTCAAGGTTCTTGATAATGGCTTTCGCTGTATTTTTAGCAGTGTTACCGGCAGCAATACTCTTATCCGTAGCTACGACCATTTTTTGAAGGAAATCATCTACCTGTGACTGAGGCAATGTACCAATGAGGGCATTACGGATATCGTTCATCTCATCAATCTTATCCGTCATACTCTCATTCTGAATTTCGTCACTCTTCTCCTGAAGGACTTTTCTCGCCAAATTGCGGTCCATCTCTGTATTAATATCCCGATAGGCCTGCTCTATATCCTTCAGGGACGAATATTCATTAAGCAAATAAGGAAGATACTGCCCATATTTGGTATTTATTTCCTCTATCAACTCTTTCCTGCGCTTTGTACCTTCCCCGGCTGCTTTAGTCGCATCAGTCAATTTACGTAATTGACTACGTTCCTTTTCGCTTTGCGTCAAAAAAGAATTAACGGCTTTTTCCGCATCTGAAGTGCGGGTCGCAAATTTGTAAATAGCTACCCCCGCTCCTAATGCCAGGGAAGCCAATATACCCAAAAGGTTGGCTTTACTGGCCGCATTGAAAGCTTTCATCGCAACTGTCGCCCTCTTAATGTTACCACTCAAAGCATATTTGGCAGCACTCAGCAAAAGGGTTCCGCTCCGGGATGCCCGTGTTGTGATAATATTCTTCTTTTCCTGCAACCACTCCAATGTCTTTGCGGCCGTCAAACGTTTCGTCCACAATTCTTGCGCTTTAACCGCTGCGGTGTATGCAGTTATTACAGCAATCGACGACAATATGACTCCCTTATACTCCGATAGGATAGAAACAAGCGCACCTAACCCTTTCACTGTCATGCTTCCGGTCGTAATCATATACTTCATTACAGGAAGCAGCTTCTCACCTAATTCTACCCGTACATTCTTAAATTTCTCTTTCGCCTTATCCAATCCTGCCTGAACGGTGTTATTCTGCACATTATACTCATTGGTAATACTCGTTCCCTCACGGAAGGCATCATTCGCAGTTTTCTGCTCCTTACGTACCTTTTCAACGTTTCCGGCCAAAGCACTAATCACTCCGGCAGCTTCCGCACCGGAAAGCTTCATTTCCTTCAGTATAGGAGCCATCTTATCCATACCACCGAGTTTACCCAAACTTTCCAGGAAACGAAGAAGCGCTTCATTGACATCTGTGTCTATAAGCGTGGTAAACTCTTCCACGTCCATTTTAGCAAGCTTGGCATACTTCGCCGGTTCCTGATAGATTTTCAGAATCAACCCTTGTAATGCGGTACTTGCCATTTCACTACGTAGCATGTTCTGGTCAAGCGCAGAAGCAAACCCCAACACATCAGTAATCGTCAATTTGGCCTGCTTAGCCACACCGCCCATGCGCGCAGCGAACTCTATCAGATAGGGTTCTGCCGCCGAAGAATTTTGGGCAACGGTATTCACAGCACTACCGGTAGCCAGCATATTCTCACGAAGTGTCCGGTTTGCATCCCCAAACATCTGTGACAATTTGCCGATATTCTTTACTGCATCTTCCCCCAGGTCCTCTCCTAAAGCGACATTAATCTGATTGGCAGCATCCACAAAATCCAATACACCCTTTTTACCGGTGATGCCCAACCGCCCGGCATCTCCTGCCAAAGCGTTAAGCTTTTCCCGTGGTGTACGGGTATCCATGTGCTTGAACTCCTCATTCAGTTCCGCCACTTCTTCCTTTGTCATCCCGGTATATTTGATAACCTGGCTTTCAGCCTCCTGCATCTCCGCATACTCATCAACACATTTACGGGCTGTCAACACGACTCCGGTCAACGAAGCTACGGCACTGGTTCCAATAGCAGCATACCTGTTAAACCCGTCCGCCATTTTTGAAAGAGAAAAACGGGTATCACGCGCCTGCACCTCCAGCTCTTTCATACGCTTTTTGGTCAACAGGTAATCCTGACGCAAAGCCTTCCATGCTTCAGTTCCGGGAGTAGCCCTATCCATTTCCCGTTTGAGTTGTGAAGCCCCTTTACGCAGCTCGGCGTAAGACAACGATGTCCGTACTCCTTCTTTACGATATTCAGCCAGGCTTTTATTCAATTCATCCTGCCTTTGCTTGAGTGCCTTATACTCATCAGAGTTTTTCTTGCCCTCCGCAGCCAGCTTATCCATTTCCGCCTTTACAGCCGCTATCTGTTCTTTTGTTTCCGCAAACTTTGTTTTGGCTTCCGAATTGTCAATCCGGATTGCCATTCTAAAATCATTTATGCTTATCGCCATACCTATACTACTTTACCAAGGCAAAGGTATCCTGGCGATTAACTTTGAAAAAGGACATAAAAAAAGAGGCCTCCCACAATGGAAGACCTCTACCTCATCACAAAGCAATGGTGTCAAACAATAACAATGAAATGAAGCTTATAGTACTGATACATCAGCCAATTCATTAGCAAAGCTGTGCAATGCCTTCTCTATACGCTGTTTTTGCTGAATACGGGGTTTTGAACGTCCGTGCATATATGACCACAGTTGTTTTTGATGTATGCCTGTAAGTCTCTCCAATCCTGAGAGAGATAACAAACCGCCATAATAAAGCAAAAGGCTCTGTATATCATAATGCCACACCAGCGTATAGTCTCCTTTTATTTGCTCAGGCCAGCGTTCTTCGGGCAAGTTCTTTTTTATCAAGGCAATGGCAACCTCAACATCTTTCTTGCACTCTTCCACAGTCCCCCCTGCTGCATAAATACCTTCGCAGTTTTCTGAATAAGCCCCGAAGCTGTCGGAACTTGCACAAATATTCATTATTATTTTCTCCATGATACAATGATACTATTTGAGATTATTATATAAAGGGGGTGGGGATTAAATCCCCATAGCCCTTGCAATTTTTCTTCTTAGCGGTTCTGGAAACTCTTTTGCTCCATGATAAGGAACCGGTTCCGAAAGCTTTCCGTTCTTCGTATAGAAGTAGTGGCTGCCTTCTGCGTGGCTGAACTTCCAACCAGCCGCAAGAATTTTCCGATGAAATTCTGAATACTTCATTATGTTTATCTCATTTATTGTTTGACACTGCAAAGATAGAAATATTTCTATTAACAACAAAGAAATAACAGAAATATTTCTATCAATAATAAAAAAGTCCCAGCTATCCTCACAGACTACCGGATACTTCTTACTCAGACAAAAAACTATTCATCCAGCCAACGGCCATTGTCCAACCAGACACCACCGTCACGCCATTTGCCATCCGTCAATATCCACCGTGACAACGCTTCCGTATCACTTATGGAAATCGGATAGAACACACCTTCCCAGGCTCCTTTCCGTCCGGACGCATCAATCATATATGTACATTCTTTGCAAACAAACCGTTTATTGTGTATAACAAAAACACTCCGTATATCATAAATATTCGGATCGTAACAACGGAATGTGAACTTCTTCTCTCTCTTTATATCATAATCCTCTTTATACAGATGTTCTGAAATCACCTTCAGCTCCATTGATTCCCCCGCCAGGCTCATCTTCGCATCGTCCATACCTGAATACGAAGTGTGGAATATCAGTCCCTTATTGAGTATGTTGTCCGTATATACGGTCGGATACGGGTCTGAGTCCGGTCTACGCAAATAGCCTGTCTGTTTCTTAATGCCCGTATAAAAGCCCAAATAAACCGTACTCTTTGACGTATCATCCTCATAATTATTATTCTTGATATAATCTTCAATACCCTGAGAAGAGGTGCTTTCCTCTACATTCTCATCCGAAGCTGTCAAGTCACCGGCACTATCCAAGACCGGAACAATACGCAATACATTTGCATAGGTAACACGCCCATCCAGTTGTACCGTAGTCTGTTTAATCGGTACTGCCCCATGCCGTACCGGTATCATCTCCAACGTAACGAAATCCCGGCCGGCATCATAGACCAAATCCGCATATTCATTAACCGGACATCCCCGATATAAAGAATGCGGTTTTCCGCCTATATCATCCTTCTCAAAAGAAGTCCTGATGTATTCTATCCCTGTGCTGGTATTCGTAACCAGCTCCATACCATTTGACTTATTAGCAAAGAAATCATGTACCGCAGCTATCCCGACCACATTTTTTCTTTCCGCCATCTCCATCAATGCGTCCGGCAATCTCCTTTTTTTGTAATACTCACTATCCGGTAAATCATATTTCACATTCCTGATGCCGATATTCACTTCTTCCTCCTCGTCTTCCGTTTCCTCGACGTACTCGTCCTTCACAGAAGACAAATAGGCTACCGGCGGAGCTACGTAATAATTTGCAGAAAGCATTATCCTGACGCTCTTTTTCCGGCTATCTATAATAAAGAGGATACCATACAGTTTTTCAACTTCTTCCAAAAACTCCTTCACAGTCCAGCCAGGAAACATCTTGGCGTATTCCGTTGTCTGTTGGGCATGGATAATCAACTGGTATTTCCAAGGTGTATCGGTAAACTGGTTCTCTACAATCTGATAGCCAAGTGCCTGTATCATCTTCTCCATGACAGTAGCCATATACGGCATCGGAATATATATACCGTCTGCAACCTCTTTAAAAGAGAGTTCCGTGTACACCCCTGCCTTTTCCCCGGATTTTTGTTCTGTAAGATAATATTCGAGTTCGAACGGATTAACCATGGTTTCTCCGGCCAACACGGGCGGAAGATTATATTCCACTTCCGGATACATCTTATCTAGTAACCTATTCTTACGTCCGGCAGACGGCATGGGAGCACTACCCATATCCAAAGAAGAAACCAGCTTGTCAGAACCGATAAAATAGTTGAGTTCCGAGTTCCCCGATGCTATCTGTATGGAAACGCTCTTCTCCGTCCATCCCGTAATTACTTCAGTACCGTCACAGAACACACGATTGTCCGCTATCAGTACAGCCCTCCGTTTGGTCTTTACTTCCTTTATGGAGTTAAGCCTATGCAAATGATTATACAACCGGGCATTAACGGCATTGGTTAAAGCCAGTTCTATATCATAGGTATATTCCCCATTCTTGGTAAAGAACGGATTTTCACGCTTCACCTGTATCTCAACAGCCGCGGGCAACACTACCGATACCCCGTCTATAAATAACTCAGTCATATCAATCTACCAGTTTCAGGCCAATACTCAGCCCATTAAACCCACCAAAAACATCATACTCCCATTCGGTCAGCATTCCATCTGCCGGACTCAACTCGCCACATACGAAGTCCATTGCCAGCAATTCTTTCTTTACCAGTTCCATAATACGTTGCAACAGCGCATAATGCTGCAACTCTTCCTCTTCCATTTCTTCCCCTGCAGGAACTTTCTCCAGCAGAAACAATAGTACCTGGTTGGATTCCTGATGGCAATCCATCCCGCCTTTCAATTCCGCATCCGGGAAATTACCACATAGCCAGATACCCTCCGCATCCTTCAGCTTCTTCTGCAAATGCCCTTCCCGTACCGCCAGTTTAATCCCCTCAATCGGTTTTTCCGACCTGACATTGACACGCTGCCTGAGTTCCAGCAGCATCTCCCTATATCTTACAATATCAATCATAGCCTATCAAATTATTCTGCTCCGGATCAGCCAGCCGGAAGCTGAACTCCACTGTTTTCAAAACACTCTTGCGAAATTCCCGTTCAAACTTCTGTTTGGTTACCACAATCGGCAACCACTCATTATTAACAAGAATGCCCGCTTCCTGACAATTAAGCAGGTTATGCCACAGCTTATAATCGCTTTGGAAGAATATACGCCCGCTGTTAACCGTATATTCATCCGTAACCTTAACACCGAACTTTCGGTCTACCCCATACATGGCAGCCATATCACTTTCATTATTTCCTGCCATTTTCAGGCCACCGGTAGCAGTCAGTGTCTCCGGCATATCATATACGTTTTTAAAGCGGAAGCACCATGCTTCAGCATAGCGTGTCCGGTCTATGACAAACAGCAGGGAACCGCCTGATACCTCCACTTTGTATTGAAGAATGTCCGGCTTCTCAAACAGAGAGGAAACGACATCCGGACTCGTATCGAACGTATAAACCCCATCATCGTAACTGCCGGCAGCTACGAAACGTTTTTCCTCTGTTCCGTCATCCCAATAGGCTGTCACATTCATCCCTTTCTTTCCGGACGCATCGACCGGGAAACCGCTTACATATTCCTTTGCTCCAGGATACGTCACTTTCCGGTTTACCTCACTCAAACAGCCCGGAGCTTCCGCATCTTTCCGGGTGACCAAACGGCTGAACATGACAAAACAAGTCATATCCTCCACTCCATTGATAAGAAACGTGAAGTCTCCTGCCGCATCTGTCTGGGCCGTATTCTCCCCGGCACACCATACTCCCCACAAAGCGAGTTCACAGAACTTGCCCAATCCACGGGTACGCACCTTAAAATCGGCATCCGGGGAATATTCCTCTTCCAAAACAGTCTTCCCGCCATACCTCACGGAAAAGGTTATAGTACTGTCCGTATCAATAATGTACTCGCGCATGGTCGCGCAGAACTCCCTTGGCTTAGGTCTCTGTATCACATTCATAACCGGCAGTATTTATTCCGTTCATCATTTTTGGGAAGCAGGTCATACACCGGAATTATCCCGTCACGTACCCGCTTCATTTCATCCAACCAAACAGCAGCATCGTCCTCCATCCATTCCGCTACCCGTACAATATCATCCGTATCGGCTATCCGGCTGTCCGCCATTCCGTTTTTGGCCATATAGCCGCGTATCACCCCACTGGGAAATATACGGAGCGGAAGACGACGCAAAGCTGCCGCCATAGCAAACAGTGCAACAGCCATACATGCCGCATAATGTACATCACTCTCCGGAACCGCTTTTTCTGCCAGCAGTTCATCCCATCCGTCACCATAGGCACGTTCCACCTTCAACCGCTGAGCTTCACGAATGAACGGTACAAGCACGAGAAACGTGCGCTCGCTCTTCTCTATCGGAAAATACATGTCAAAGGAGTTTCCATTACGAATGATAAGCCGCTGAGTGAGCTTATAGGTATCCGTCTGCATCCATTCCTGAAGCCCGGTTTTGTTCAGATACCGGATGAGCGCATCCACGGAACGATAATATTCCTCCAGATGTAACGCGTCGTCACGGTCAAGCTGCCATTCCCAGGGAAGCTTTTCACTGTTATCCGTTGCCATCTTGAACTTACGGCCATCATCTTCATGGCTGAGGTCGTTCTTCTGGTACATCCGGAGTGTTGCCATTATGGCAATCGGCCGCTGAACCTTCCTTACCAGTTCATTATCCTCTCCGTTCTGATAATATTTTTCAGCCAACTGCATAACCGGTTCACCAATCAATACGGTAAGTTCTTCAGTCGCAACTTCTATGTCTCCGAAAATCTTGGAAAAGGAGTTATTGGCATAATAGCTGCCTGTGAGTTCCCGCAGTTCCTTAGCACCATTTTTGTCCTTATTGAATATCATATAACTATTGTTTAAGATTCCTTATCATTTCATCCGCCCGCTGTTTATCGTCCAGCAGCTTCATCATAACCCGTAGCAGTAATGTATCGTCAGTAGCATCCGCATTGCCGAAGATTCCGCTTTCGGCAACTGAATAAAGTACACTGTTCATACCCAGACTTTGAGCGGTTCCCGGCTGTACATCCGAACTTTTCCTGCTCCGTTCAAATACCGGAGCGAAGCAGAGTTCCAACCCGTCGATGATAAAAACTCCGGAAAACAAATATTCACAAAAATAGGCGAACCAGGCGTAAACGCCCCATTGCACCCATTCAGGCATATCACGCACCAACCCCATATAACGGGACATATATTGCATACGGAACGGTTCGCGTAGGATACACCCCTTATCCTTGACCGGTTTCCGGTAGAGAATGGCGCACAATGCACGAAGGTCGGCAGCATCCCGGCCTGCATTGTACTTGTTCATCACGGCCACCGCCTGACGAAATTCCCCAAAAGTCAGGTCAGATCCATGGCTGGCCGGACCACGAAGATACCGCCACACCGGAAGAAGATTCTCCGTACTGTCATAAGTCAGTTCAACGGCGTCTTCTCCAACCTTCCACATCCAACCCAACGTAGCCGCCAATTTATCAACCAACAGCATATCCTCCACTTTCGATTTAAAACGATACCCTCTATTCTTCAGAACATAGGCACACCACTCACGTTTCACATCAAGTAAAGCCACTCCCGGCTGTTTCATCAGCCTGCTGCGTATCTTGAGCAAGTGAAGCCACTCCAACGGCTTCACTTCTTCCCAACAATCCGGGAAATCAATATCCTTCTGTTTCATAATTCCTATACCTGATTAGTCGGTCTGTCCGGGGCCGACACGTTATCTTCCTTATTTATCACTTTCCGATAGATACCGAGGAAAATTCCTTTCTTATGTGGGAAGTTTATCCGTATGGCATCATTGATAGCCTCCAGTGCAATTTCTTCCGGTATCTGTGTATCCGCACCGTAGAATATCTTGAGGGCATACAACATCTGGCTTCCGCTGTCACTCTTACCGTCAATAATGATATTAGCCAATGCAGGGGAAAGCCCAAAACCGCTGGTCGTAGAACTATCTGCAATCCGGGAAATCTTCGCCTGTGCCTCGATGTATTTGTCGATATTCATTTCAATCGGTTCTATCTTCCAACTCTGCGTATGTCCTAAATCATCCATGAAATCCACGCAGCTAAAGAACTTACCGGCATTCTTCTTGCCCGCCATGACATCCGCAATAGCTTCAGTCAGTTCGTCCTTCAATCTTTCCATTTCCTTCTGAATCTTCGCTTCATCCCAATCCTCGTGCATGGTCATAATCAGTTCACGCTTCTGATTCCAGTACTCTTGAGGACTGTGTACCACATAGGCAGCGGCAATCATATTCTCATTCAAATGACGAATGATTTCCGGCAGATTATTCGCATTCTCAAGCCAGGGAACTGAACCATAAAAACAGGAAATGGCATACATGCTCCTACCGAAACTACGCATGCAGTGATATTTGACAGCCGTCTCATATTTGGTCGGATTCCATTTGTCAAACTTCGGATATTTACGGAAAGTCCGGCTCCGGAAAGATTCAAAATCGCCTGTGAGAAACTCTTTCACGTTTTCCAGCCGCCGGCTGTCATCATCCGGCCAAACCAAACGGGCCTCCCCGCTGTGCAGGGATTCCAGCCGCTGCACCCATGGCCGGCCGATACGCACTCCCTTGCCCATATAGTACTTGGTAAAATGCCCGTTCATGTGCGTATATTCCACCAGATTATTACGAATATATTCCTTATAATCCCAGCTATCCAGCCACTGTTGAATTTCATCATCCTCCAGCCATTCCTGGATACGTTCATTATTCTCAATCCTCACCCGGTAGAGCATCGGCCCCTGACCGTACAGCAGTCCTGTCTTACGGTCCAGAATGCCAGGTCCCAGGTTATTTTTCTCCAGCAAATCACGGATCGCATTCGGCATGTTATTATCCGGGCCCCAGGGAACTACCCGAACCCCGGCTACCGTCACAGGCTCACCGTCCCAATCCTGCGTCCCTGCATCAAAGAACTGGCTCATGCTCTGACTCCAGTTCATATTAATGGCATATTGCCCGGCAGCAGTATCCACAAAGCTGAAATTACCTATCTTCTTTTTTATATCACTCATAACTATGTATTAATATATATTCTCGTTGTATTCACAAGCAGGGTCCCGCAGTACTTCTTCACAATCTCCACCAGTTCCGGAATATGCTGTTCAATAACAGGATTAAACCAGGGCTTCGGTTCTCTCTTCCACTCATTATCCGTCGTTTTGGTGAGAATGCGCGTACCATTCTCCATATTGTATCCCCTACCGACACCTAAATGTACATACACGCCTTCAGCTTTAAAACCAAACCCGATACTGGTTATCTCCTGCCCGTCCATAGGTGTCTTACCATAGTGACGATAATTCTGCTTCAATGACTTGGAAAGCTTCTTATCCGTATCAATCCAGCGTGCTACGGATAACCGCAGCGCATCGTCGACCTTTTTCCCCCATGCTTTCACATTCGCATTAAATTCAGCAACCGCCTCTTTATTCTGCTGACGCTCGAACTGCTGCGTATAACCGGCATCTCCCTCGATAACGACATCAAGCGGATAACGGTTACCGAAGAAGTTGCTTTTGCTCCGCCAGCTTCCACGGTTCTGCCCCTGCATCATTCTTTCTGCGTGTGCTCCCATTGCTATACAATTAATCCGATACAAAGGTATCCTGAAGCATTCTTAAGAAAAAGGACATAAAAAAAGCCGGCTATCTTCACAGACCGCCGACTCTCAAAAAAAAATGTAAAAAAAAATGTTTCTTCAAATTCTAATAAATATCTGTCACGGAAAATTTGGCCAAACCGCCGTTTGCACCAGTCAGAATATTACCGTTATCATCCGTACAGGAAGCTATGTGGCGCATAATATAATCAGCTTCGCTCATGCCTCCGGCCAGTACCGACAAGGCATCCTTCCGCGAATAATCTATCGTAGCCTTAACCGTATAATGAATATATTTATTCTGACACGGTATCTCCACATCAATACAGTTATCTGAAGGCTCTATTCCAAACTCCGACCGCAATTCCTCTATCTGTTGGAACAATGCACTCAATCCATCCGATACCGGAGCCTGAAGCTGATACTCTATTGTGTATATATTCTTGCTATTCTGTACTGCCTCATTCATCTTACGCCTCCTTTCTGTGCCAATTCATAATATTTGCCTCCCTTTATGACTGTCATGCCCAGCCTGGGATTACGCTCGTATATCTCCATAAGTCTACCCCTAAGGAAACCTTTTTCAAAAGTAAGCTGCTGTATTTCTTTGTAATATCGCTTATTTTCGCTACAATATCGCTTATTTTCGCTTTCCAGGAATGCGATGTATTCGTCCTTAGTCATTCCTTACCCCCTTTCCGGCACTTCTTTGCCTTATAAACGCACAAAGCAGTAACTACAAACAAAGGTGGAAATATAAACCCTGTACAAGCTGAAAGGATAGCGCCGAAATACCAGCGGTCAGAAGAACCGTGTAGTTCGCAGTCTGGAGCCAGGCTACGATAATAGCGGCTTTGCAGGTTATTGACTTGCTCATTCAGAGCTTTCAAGTTCTCGGATACATGAACCCCTGCGGGTTCTGGTGCGATGAGTGCACCGGATGTTTGATTTTTCATACTATAGGAGTTTTAGCGTATAGGCAGAAAAACGGCTGCCATTTCCCGTGTTCGCTAAAACTCCTACAGATTTCCGCCCGAAAGCAAAAGTGTAATGGGAAAGGCAGCCGCCTATTTCATATGTACCATTTTCGTGAAGCCATGAAAATGGAGTATATGGGCATAAAAAAAGCCCATCGCAATTCGTGAGCATTAACCGAAGCTCGCGGTACGGATAACTTTCCGTAGAAGTTTTAGCACTGCAAATATGAGCATAATATTTGGAAGTGCAAAAAGAAAGCGGAGTTTTTTGCTCCGCATCTCTACATACAACACCTATTCCTTAAAAGTAGCCAAACCATAAATGAACAAATCTTCATATTCAGATATCTTTTTCACTTTACATTCAATAAGTTTATCAATATTACTTGATATTCGTTTCGCTTTAGTAGCTTCCACATATCCTATGTGATAGCCATCAGTAGTTAGAACCTTAACTGCATAAGGGTCATATTCATTATCAGGTTCTTTTTCCAACTCTAAGTAATCTCCTTCCTCTAATCCGTACGCAGCATCTTGAGCGTCTTCATCACGATATTGAAGCCCTTTTACTGCAAAACTTATAGAAAAAGTGTTTTCTGGAATATCTGCAACATGCATATTCATTACTTTTTTCTTTTCAGCCTCTATCATTTCAATCTACACGATATGAGGAGATGATATATTCGGTTTCTATTTGGCAGTACAAATATCTACAAAAAATTTAACAAATCCAACATTTACACAAAAAAGGCTTCCAACCCGTGGAAGCCTTAAAGAACGTTGCATAATACGTCTGTCAAACAATAACTACACAACTTCCATAAATTCCTTTCCTATACGATGAAGCCCGTCAACAATACGCTTCTCTTCTCCTATCTAAAATGATACAGCCTGTAACGAACTGCCAATATCATGGATAGTATCCAATATCAGCTTCTTACGTTCCGGTGAGGGCGTTTTCGTCCCCTTTATATAGCTTGCCAACAAACTCTGCTGAATACCCATCCTCCGGGCAACCGCCGAGATATTCAATTCCGGATGTGAAAGGAAAGCATCCTGAATGCCAGGAGCCGGCTCTTTGGTATCATCGTAATAGAAACTTTCATAACTCATATCTTCGTCTATGTCATCCCAATGGATACCAAACGGTTCAAATTCATACTTTGCACGTTGCTCATCGGTAGCCACTAACAAGCGAGGATAGAATTTCAAAGATTGGTACAAAGTCTCCTCCTTGTCATTGGTTACATAAATCCTACCATTTTCAAACCATAATTTAATAATCTTCATATCAACCTCCTTCTTTATATTGGGAAGCATGGGGGATTAAAAATCCCCATGCAATTTTTTCCATTCTTCTTGAATAATTTCCAGATTTTCCTCTAAAATCGCTCTTGCCAGACTCAAGTCTTTAGGCTTCATACCTTTGTTCTCTATCAATTTGACTTCGTCTCTGATTTCAAACTTGGCTTGCCCGTCTTGGCTGGTGACATGGCAATGCGGTGGCTGGTGTTCCGCTGTGTAGATTTTAAATTTCAATCCGAATAACATTAAAACTGTTGGCATATCATATTGTTTTTTGATTACGCTACAAAGATAGGATATAATTTTATATCCTACAAATATTCATCCAATAAAAGATATAAAATTATATCCTTTTAACTTTAAACAAATCCCCCTCCGTGGTTGAAGGAACGGAAAAATAAAAAAAATACCTCTTTACGTCCGTTTCCGTTTGTGAGTGTGCGAGCAAACGGAAACGGGCGCCGCCCCGCACCCGTTCCCCCCTATAAGCGTCCCTCATCGGCAAAGCTGTAATAGGTATCTCCTGCTATGATTATATGGTCTATCATACGAATGTCAAACAGAGTACCCGCCTTTTTCAAACGTTCCGTTACGTTTTCATCTTCCCTGCTGGGGTGTTTGCTCCCACTCGGATGGTTATGTACGACAGCGAACTGCGTTGCGGATGCTTCCACCAAAATGCGCATTATCAACCGCACGTCTACTTCTGTCCGACTTATGCCACCAACCGAAACCCGTACTTTCTTTATCACCTTTGCAGCAGTATTCAAGGCTATCACCCAAAGTTCCTCATTCGGCAAATCCCACAAAAACGGGTGTATAAGCGCATCTATATCCTGACTGCAACGGATGGTGTCCTGCCCGTTATGCCTGCTTTGCAGCCGTTTGTACAGTTCAATGGCAGCCGTAGCCACTTTTTTACGGCCGGGCGTCAACGAGGAGAACAACCCGTTCAAATCATATTCCCCGCCTTGTCGTTCCGCTTCGGTAACAAGTTTCTTACTGTTCGTTATCTCGTATATCAGTTCGCTGTCGCTCATGTAGCGGCAAGCACTGTCAAACAAAGTTTCCATATATCCGTATTTTATTAAAGGCAGCCCGCCCGAAAGCGGGCTATCCTATACTTATTATTCACTGATTAAAAGCTGCTCCAACTCCTCGATTTTCTGCTGAATTTTCTTTTGCATAAATTTAATGAACTCCGCCAATAGAAAACGGTTGGAGATTGTAAAAATATCGCTGTTGCTGCCATAGCCCGAAGCTTCCGCAAACCGCAATTTATAAACCGCCGTTTCAAACGTATCTTCCTGCTTCAATTTATCCGCTGCTTCATCGAGTTTATCCATAGCGTTGATAAATGCGGTACGGTTGCGGGAAATCTCTTTTTTCCGTTCAAGGTCGGCCAGACATTTCTCCAGCTCTTTTGTCTTACGGTTTATCTCCTCTTGCAGCTTGGCCGCTTCATCCTTTTTAGAATTTTTCCCTTTACCCTTGGCGGGTGTATCGGCCGACTTCTCCTCTTTCACAGGTTGTTTTGCGGTTTCTTTCCCTGCCTTACCGGCTTCTTTCATTGTCTCTACTGCTTTTGTTAATTCTTCACCGATTGTTTTTACTTCTTTTTCCATGTTTGTAAATTTTAAAAAGTTAATAATTAATGATTTATATAATAGTGATTAATCTATTTCTCCAACTTATGCACCTGACTTTCCGCAAAGAGGTAGCACAACGGAAAAAAGTCCTCTTTCGCATCCTCTTCCCGACCTTGTTTTTTCAGTTCCTCGATGCGTTCCCGCTCCGCTTTCGATGCAACGGGCATTCCCCATATAAGCAGTGCCTTTTCACCTTTACGAACGGTAAAACCTTCTTTTTTCCACTCCTTGAAAGTCTTGAGGTTGGTGTATCCTTTGCAGGCGTAGTAAAACCGCAACAGACCGTTTACCGTATCATCCTCGTTGCCCATGTATTCGCCCATCTCCCTGCGGGCAACCAAAGACTGCGACAATGTTTTTAACTGCTGCCTTTTCAGAAGCCGTGTTTCACGTTCTTTCTTCTCGTCTCTTTCCTTTTTCATAATTCCATTTATTAAAATGTTATGTATTAAAATATTAAGCCTCTATAATTACAAAATCCTCTACCGTCTGAAAATAGGGGTCGGCCGTTGAAAGCAGTTCCCACTTTTTCCCGTTCTCATCCCGAAAAAGAATGCTTAGTTCCCTGATACCGTCAAACTTCCTCAATACCTTGTATCCTTTGAAATACTTGTTCAAAACCTCGATAGCCTGTTTGTAAGTGAATGTTTTCATAATGCTGCAAATTTTATGTTGAACCTTGAGCTTCCGGGTGTGAGCCTTTTCATTTGGCTGTTTCCCTGATTGGAGCTTTTTTTTTCTGCGTCGCCTGTCGCTACGCGGTATGTTTCGCCTTTTTTACGCTGCATCAAAAGGTGTTGTAAGGAACAGGAGCAAGTTTTTCAGAAAACCGGAACGGCTTGAATACTACCCAAAGGGTGGAGATTTTTTATGAAACGCCAGCCTGAATTTGAGCCAGTGACGTCAACATTTACCTTTGCAGCACAAAAAAGCGAAACTGCGTAGTGATAGGAGACAGAAAATAAAGGGCGACAATCAGAAAAGGAAACAGCCTGCAATACATAGTTGAAAACTATACCGCTCTGCCCGGTACATCCTTTGAATAGACAATACCGGGCGTACCTGCATGGGTGCAAAAAAAACAGACAGAAAGCACTGCTTTCTACCGATAAAACGCGAAAATTCCGTGTGGTTAAGTTTGGTTATGCCTGTACCCTGTACAGTATCTATAACCAAGCGTACCACACGGAATTTTCGCGCGCCCCCACTCCTACGGGCGACTTCCCACCATATTCGGGCGTTTTTCAACCGAGAAATGCCCTTTAGAAAACTATATTCCATTGAAAGACAAAGAACAAACCCCATTCCTGTGATAAAATCGCAGGAATGAAACAGCTTGCTGCCCGAGCCGCGCCGTCGTCCGTTTGCAATCGCAGCCGCCCGCCCGCATTCGGAAATATGACAAAATATTTACAGTCCCGTAGTTTCGTGCCCGTAGTGCGCCCTATCCCACCCATACCGGCACACCATACAAAAAAGCCCTGCTATCCTCACGGACAACAAGGCCAGGCTAAACGAAATCAACAAAAAAAAGTGTTATACAGAGGCAGCACCCGATACACTCCTGCCTATCCTCCACACACGAATATATTCCTTTCTCAATATGAAATATTTCAGTGCATCCGTCAAGTTAGTAGACTCCTTAGGCAGTCTGTGCGTAGGCAACTTATCCCCAGTCTTCTGCTTGACTATCAGACTGGCACTGTTAGGACCGCTCGCTATTTTGGTTTCCGTCACTTCCATTTCCGACTTAAGGTTCGGACAATTATATTGGTCTATCAACAACAGAAACAGATTGCGCTCCAGGTTCCCGCTCAGCAAGTCCATAAAGAAACGATATTCCAGGTTACTGCCGATATTCCCCTGTCCCAAAGACATTAGCTGCACTTGCCATCCGGTACGATTACCGTCAGCATCCGTTTCTATGTTCTTCTTTATCTGCGTAGCCATATCCGCACCTACCCCTTTGTAGTTATTCATGGCACGGTCATAATACAGCTTCAGTATTTTACGTCTGTGCGGTTTGAAGTAGTACAGAAACCTATCCGCCAACACACGCACACTGTTCGGTGGAAGCGTGTACAGTTCTTTCATCACGCGCATGATATGCCCGCTCCTCTGCCCAAAAACCATGGAAAGCATATTGCCCGCATCCATGCCTGCTTCCAGAGGCTTGCTCACATCCAGGTAACGAAGGACTGTGCAGTCCTGTTCCCACCCGAACGGATGCCGTTCTATCACTTCATTCAGATAGCCGTCCGAATAAAAATGCTTCATCGCCAGATTACAATAAAACATCTGGCCAGCCTCCAATTTCGGAATGATGGAAAGCACATTGCATTCCAAACCCTCAAGCCCTTCCGCAAACTCATCCGTGAACCAGTCCTCACCCAATACATCCGCATTCACATAGGAAGAAGATATGAAAAAAAACGATACACCACGACGCGTCTTTATCCAGCGGGCTTCCCAGCGTTTCATGTTCTTTCCGGCAAGTTCCAGGGAACGCCCGGCGGCCATCAGCTTTGCCTCCAAAGACCTGTCGGTCCGGAAACTATTCTTCAGCTCATTATAATGCTGCAAGCAGGCCAGGTATTCTCTTTTCGTCTCATTGTAGACAAAACCGGTACGCAGCATCAGCAGTATCTTTTTCTTATCATTCTGCTTCGCCAGCTTCAAAATCCAGTCATATTCGCCCAAATGGTTCGGGTTCGGCATATCGGTCGTAAGGGTACGACTGCGATACCAGACACTGTCCCCATACTTCACCCGAAAGCCACGCACCGCCTTCAGCAAGTTCGTGAACTTTTCTTCCGGGAAATACTTCACCTCGTCCCCGAATACGCCTACATAAGAGCGTCCCGCACCGATTGCCGGGCGGTCCAATGAGATAAAAGTGAAGTTAAAGCCGGTGTAGAACACCATTGTATTTCTCCAATCGGAGCACACGTTGTACATCCGTTCCTTCCACTCCTGAGGCGGTTCTTTGTTTATCACATAATGTCTGTCAAGTTCCCACCCCAGCATAGACAACCCGTCAATAAGAGAGGGGATGATATTCTTGTGCAAATCCGAATAGGTATCCGACACCCATGCAAACGGCGCACCCGGACAATCGTGCGCAACTTCCTGCACCCGTTCCGCAAGCACCTGCACTGTTTTGGCAGAAGCACGCCCGGCAACCCAATAGAGCGACCATGGCATCATAACCGATATGAGCTGAGCCATCCAATTGGAATAGCGCAGCTCCACATCATCCAATATCTTTAGTTTTTTCTTCCTGGTCATCGAGCATTTCTTCAAAATCAATATCAACCACATTGGCATCACGTTTCAGCCGTACCTTCTCCCTGGATGGTATATCCGGCATCGAGTCAATCTGAGCAGCCAACAGATTCCGGTTGGCAGAAGGAAGCCCCACCTTTTCCGGGTCAAGGTCATACACCTTGAAAGGCTTCTCATCCAGTTCTTTCGGCTTCACCGGGTCCGGTCTGTCAAGCTGCTTAATCCTGGCAGCCTGTACGGTCAGATTGCCGTACACTTCCATGTCTTTGGAGTTAACTGCGTTCTGAAGAACCACATGGGCAGCTTTCATCAGATTGTCAAACACCATGTTCCGGTGCGCATTGTTCTCTATGGTATCATTCAGGTAGAACAGATTAATGGCTTCACTGTACATCTGCCTGGCACGCATCCGTTCCACATTAAACGGCTCGTGCATCAGGAAAGCGATTGCATTGTCCTTACCATATTTACGATTTATCCCCACCAGGGCATACAGCGCATTATAGTAATCCAATTCATCACCGGTCAGTTCTATCGTACATCCTGAAGCAATGTAGTCCTGCAAGGTCTCAAAATAAGATTTTTCAAACATCAGCCTATATCGTCATAAAATATCTTACTAATCGAATTACGATACCCGGTCGCCTGGCGGAACTTATCAAACCGCTGCGCCTGAGTCACGTTATCCCCCGTCTCCGCACTGGCAGCCATAGCCAAACCCTCTTTGGCCCGTTGCAGCAACTGCCCACGTTCATAATGGTATTTCAACGGAGACCCTACAAGGTTGAAATACCAGATAAAATCCGTTTCCGGAACATTGTAATACATTGCAATCTGTTTCGGCTCATAACCGATACCGGCCAGTCGTCCCAGTTCATCCATGTCTATCCGGTCAAACCATGGCGGATCTTCACGCCATTTTACCACTTCGTCCGCTACGAAACTCATACACTTCCTTGTTTTTTAAGAATACATACTGCTCTTCCATTGCATTTTCCCCGTAATTTCCCGACCCCTCAACAACAAAATAACCTGCCGTTGTGTCAAGACAGGTTATCTTCTTATGACTCCAGGAGAAAGACAACTCAATCGTTCCTTCCCGGTAGAGCTGCATCAGCCGTTCAAATACCTTCGACATCCGGAACTTAATCGTTTCCGAAATATGGAGATGAATGACGCCGATAAATCCTTTTTCCTTCCAGCGGAGCAGCGCATTAATGATACGCTCATTCGTCGAATAGGTCGCTACATACAAATGATTCACCTGTCCTGCATGCTTTATCAGATACACAATAAAGGTAAATGCCGTAAAACTCTTCTTTGTCTCGATAAAAAACGCCTCGTTTTCCTTAGGCAAACGTCCGCATAATTCTTTCAAGCTATTCAGCTTGAACGTCAACATTGTTTCAAAACGTCTGGTGAAAATACGGGAATCGGACATTTCTTTCCGGAGTTCCTCCAAATTAAAATAATAACTCATTCCAACAGACGATTTATATCTGCCAGCTCCTTCTCATAGCCGGCCAACCTTTCACGGCGAATCGCATCCAAATGCGGTTTATCCCCTTTCGCCAGTTCCGACTTAACCCGCCAAATATTATTCTCCACCTGTCTCAGCCTACGTACCAGTTCCTTGACCGGAAGTTTCAGAAGCTCACTCCTGCGGCGGAACTCGGCAAAAGCCGGATGTTTTCCCAACAGCGAGTGGTTTTCCTTGTAATAGTTCAACTCTTCCCATATCATCCGATTACCGATATAGCTATCAATCAGTTCACGACTGACAGTAGCGCATTCTTCCAAAGAGGTGCAATCGCGCAATTTCCGGTGTAACCGCACATAAGCATGATACTTGCTGAACTTACGCGAAACAAGCGCTTCCAGCTCCATGGGGCAGTCCGGTTCATTCAGGAACGGAAATTCTTCACGGAAAGAGAGCGGCTCTCTCCGTGAAGCACTTCCCGTAAGCTCCCTTCAATTCTCAAAATCGGAAGAAACCGGGAAACATTTATCAAGGAATTTTTCCAACCAAGAAGAATACCCCGAAACAGCATTGTTCATAAACACCTTACGGGATAAGATATCAATCACCTTATTCTCATCCGGACTCTGCGATACTACAGGCAGCAACACCTGGTCGGTTTTCCAATCAAGATACACCGGCTGTGTCGGATATGGATGGGAATTATAATAAACAGAAGTAAACAGGTAACCTCCCTTTTCCAGTTCCGGGAACCGTTCAAACATCGCAGTCAACTTCTCTTTATCAAACAATACCGGAGTATGGGTCTCATAATTCAGGCATGGCAAACCGTTCTTTTCCAACAACATTGCGGTCTGTTTCATATTCTCCGCATAAAGTCCCTTGAATCTCATCGGAACAAGCTTGCCCGATACTTTAGGAAGTGCTATGTGTGGCAATGCAACCGGATTCATGACATAGATATCATCACTACTCCAGATGAAATATCCGGTCACTTCAGGAGAAGCTACAGCAATTCTCAATTTAGCGAGTGTATCAACCTGCGCATTATCGGATACACGCTGATGCTCGATAAAGGTAATTTCTTCGCTGAACCAAGCCTCACGGTCACCGATGACCACCACATTGATTCCGAAACGTACATTCTCCTGCCAGGAGCGTAAAGCATACAGCAGCTCTCTGCCCTGAGCAAATTCCCTGCAATAAGGAATAACAACCGTTATATGGACCTGAGCCGTAGCATTCACTTTTTCCATTTCAGACAAAGCCTCCTGTTCCGGCGCTGCCATACCATCATTCACATCTACATGGGTGATATCCACCTTTGTTAACTCATCTTTTTCAGTTTCCTTTTTCGTTGCCATAATTTATTTTTTTAATTCGATACAAAAATATCCCCTATCAATATCCTATAAAAGGACAGAGAGGCGCATGCCAAGCAAACGCCTCTCCTATAACCAACCTTAAAAAAAAAGCTATATTCCGTCTCCGTCAGACGACAATACCGAAGCTGGCGGCAATCCTAAAACAGCGTTGATTTCCTCGCTGTCCGTTGCCGGAATTAGGCTCTTGGCTATATGGCCGATAGTGCCACCGCGTAAAGAACTAGCCAGATTTATGGTATTCTTATCCCCTTCCTTGTTATCCTGAGAATCCGCCTTGGTCATCTTGAGCGGAGTACACGGCGTTCCGGCAATCTTTGCATCATCCCCCGAACACCCGAAAACAATCGCCCCCAGGTTCTCGTTGATGTTGTTGTTAACAAACTCATCATGTTCCAGCTCCGTACCCGGATGTTCATAATCCACGTGGTGAATGAATCCGCGCGCATCGTCTTCCCCCTCACTGGTATGATAGATGTTTATTGTAGAATCCGTAGCATACACCGCTATCGGTTTTTTACCTTCTGCCATTTCAAAAGCGGTCACCTTCACGCCCTTTTCATCACGGGTGCAGGTCTTAACGTCCTCCCAACGGAAAAGCATGACATAGGACTTCTTCCCTTTCGGACGTCCGGCGTTCGATGTCTTTTTCGGTACTGATACCATTGTATAGTTATCACTCATATATACCTCCTTTCATTTTAAATGCCATCATCATCAGCCGAAGAAACAGAAAGCTCATCTTCCGGCGGCAGATAAGCGAAAATAGCTTCAGCCAGCCAAAATCCGGTAGCCTCCCACCATTCCGCAAAAATCTTCACATCGTAATTCTCTCCCTGCATCCAAACTTTTGCGCTCTGTGGGTCCTTACTGCGCAGATGTTTGAAGTTCTCTTTCGGTGTGATGAAGAACACACCCGTACCTCGCATGCCTTCAAGCGGCACAAACGAGAACCTGGAAAAATCGACCTTGATTTTCTCACCGTCCTCATTCTTCAGCCAGGGATATTTTTTACGATATGCCTTACCATAGCGTATTACCAAGTCCGGGTCCGCATGAATAAACATGGATTTTTTCTTGTACAGAGGTTTCACTTCCTCAACCGCTTTCTCTATCTGGTCAACCAATGTCGCATCCTCGAGCTTCTCACCATCGAGCAGCCAGGTTATCGCTTCATTATTCGCTTTCTTGAGTTTCTTCAATTGGGTGACATAACCGTCCATGACGTCATTAGCATCCGTAGCGGCATCACCGTCCTTCGTAGCCGAAGTTTCCTTAAACTCACCAATCGCCAATGCGATTTCGCGTTCCTCGTCCAGTTTTGGGAATATAAGCTGATACAAGATGTATTTCACTACCGGCATGTCTTCCGGTTTCAAGTTCTCATCATACAGATAGCCGAGAATATCCTCCATGATGTCCGACGGCGTAATGGGAACGTTGATTTTACACTTGTAGTTCTTTATTGTCAGCGGAGTGAACTTAGACTTGCCTTTAGGCGTCCACTTCGGAACGAACTGCTGAAGCACTGAATCAATGGCAGCCTGCTGCGCACGTACTTCCGTCTTATCCGTTACCAATGTTGACATGTACTTCGTGGACTCCGTAGTACCCATCAGTCCTTTGAGTATCTCAATCCGTTCCGAAGATACATACTTCCCAAACTCCTTCTGGAGTTCAGTTGTTTCAATGGTCGAGTTACCACTGTATGCCGCACCTTTGAAAGCTGCGTCCAAATAACGGTTATGCGCCAGACTCATGTCCGGTTTAAACTTATTACCCATCTCTGATTTACCCCCATCAACCTGCTGACCGGCATCCGGAACCGGTTCTTTTGTCATTTTTTCTATTTGCGCATCTTTTTGGGCAATCTCATCCTTCAGAGCTTTCACTTTATCATCCAGTTCTTTCAAGGATTTACGTGCCTGGGCAAGCGCTGTCGCGTTACTGTCGCGCTCCCGTTCCAATTCCGTTCTCACTTCATCGGTAACCGCTTCCTCTGCATTCCTACCTTCTTTCTCAAATTCGGCGAGATCCTTTTTAAAGGCTTCGACGAATACCGCCCCGTACTTCTGCTTCAACTGCTCTTCCTGCGCAGAGAGAAGGATTGATTTCCCTTTCTCGTCTTTCGCAAAGGCCGAGATGCCCAAAAAGCCAAGTACCACGCTCATTACTTTTCCAAACATACTTTCAGGATTTTGAGTTGATATAATTGTTAATTGTCATTTCCGCATTGATTTCCCGACTACGCCGTACAGCATAATCCTGGTTACCGATACTATCTATAAGTCCAACTTTCAGCGCATCTTCCGCATAGAACATGCGTCCGCGAAGCAGTCCTTCAGTCTCCTGTTTCAAACATTCCCCCCGGTTCTTCCTGACATTCGCCTGAAAATCCCTTGCCAACGGGTCCAGTTCTTCGTCACGGATGGAAGCGTAATCACCTTTCTTGGCCGCTTCAAACGGAGCATTCTTGTAATCGGAAAGATTGGAGTAAATAGTATGCACCTTAACGCCGGCATTTTCATAATACTTAGCATAATCCGGAAAGCTCATCATCACACCGATACTGCCGAACTCGGCAGATATGGTATTCGAGGCAATAATCTCATCACAGTAGGAAGCAGCATAATAAGCAGCCGATGCACAAAGGTCACAATGTGCAACAACCGCTTTTCCTTTACTTTTTGCATAAAGAATGGCATCGACCAGCGGTGCAATGGCATCCACTGCACCGCCACCGGAATCGATGTCACACAAAACAGAAGAGATATTAGCCGAGTCAGCCGCGTCACGAATAAGGGCCGCATATTCCGTTGTCCCGTAACTGCAATACGTACCATACTTCAGCATAGTACCATGAACCGGAATGATAGCCGTACTACCTTGCGGAGCATCGCTGAAGCTATTGCCGATTCTTGCGCTACGCCCATCTTTTGTCGCAATCATCAGCGGTATAGCTTCACGCTCAGACAACCGACCGGTATCCTGACTATCAAAGTCGCGTTCCAACAGTTTATCGACAACAAGCAGGTTGGATTCAACCTCCCGGAACGAAACGAACCATTTGCCCCGACAGACCGCACTATATAAATTTGAAAACGCCATTATATTTGTATCTACTAATAAACGATACAAAGGTACAACAGCGCTACCCACTTAAAAGGACTTTAAATTTTTGGCAAACTCCGCACTATCACGTTTAAAAGAGAGGGTTAATTTCAAAGGAGAACCTGCATATTCCGTTGAGAACGATACCGGGAACTGGTCCGTGCCTACCACCTTGTAGTCACCATTCGATAAATCGAGCAGCACCAGCCCTTCCTGCCGTACCAGCTCCTGTATTCTCCCCATATTGGCTTTTCCCGTATCCGTAACAACAGCCTTAAGCTCTTGTTTCACTACGCCTCCGGACGTATCGCAGCTCTCTTTAAACTCTCCGGAAGATATTCCGATAACTTCCCAGTCACCGCGGACCCTAATAAAATCCGCACCTGGAAAATTTCCAACCGAAGCATCCGCTATCGGAAGAAAACGCATGCCGCATACCTGCGACCGTCTGTCATCCTGATTCATTTCAGTTAAAAGTTTAAGTGATATTCAATTGAAAATCCGTTTTTTACTTAAAGTTTAACAGATTAAATAATGTTAATCAAAAAGGGTCAGTTGTATGTCATGGTTCACTTCCTTGACAATCCGCCGGCGATTACGATAATCATACTTCTTCACCGCATCATAATTCAATGCGTTGGCCTTGATATTATAGGCAGCCAGAAAGGCTTTGATAATCCTATCCTGCTTATACCCTTTCTCATAGCCTGAAACAAAGTACTCACGAATACGGATGCGGAACGATGCCTCGATATAGTCGCGAAGCATCTGCTGTTTCCACTCCGGAATATAAATAAAATTCTCTTTCAGGATAAAATGGTTCCATTCACGGATAGGAAGGCACAGCTTTATCGGATGGTCCTTAAGGGACTGCTGGGGCGGACGGTCACTGACTGTCACCATAGCCTGAATAAATTTGCCCAGGTCATTGGCCGATGTGACCTGTATATATTCGTCAGTTCCCCTTGTACACCCAAATTCATGGTAAAGGAAATCATGCAGATAAGGTTGCAGTTCAATCGTTACATAAGGTTTCAT